ATTAAAAGTTTCGCTACCTCCCGTTAAGTGATAAGTTACACCATCACGTACTTGCGTTAGAGGCATGTTGTTGTCTTTAACATAAGACGTTAAAGCATCCTTAGCGGCAGTGTTTCCTAAGTCTCTAGGGCCAGAAAGCCCTGCCCTCATATAATCGCTAGGATCAAATTGAGTAAGCCCATACTTGTTGTTAGTGTCTCTTCTTTGAGATTCAAGATTACCAATAAAACTTGCAAACCCACCAAGGGCTTTGTCGGTTGTGTCATACACATCACCGGAATCAAAAGTTATATCAGACTGATTTGGAAGCCCATGTGAACTAACACTGGAGCCTACGCCTTTCTGCCCTGCTTCCCAGATTCCTTCAGCTTTTTGTTTATCAGCTAGAGCTTGGGAGTTTGCAGCAGCTTGCTTTTGTGTTATAGGTTGTGCGGCTACAGGCTCCACAGATTCAGGAAGAAAGCTATCTACTGCAAAAGGAGAAGGCTCGTCAAAAGCATTGTTTAAGGAAACTACTTCCTGTCTTTGGTACAAAGGCTGTCCAGTTAACGGATCAATTCTTTGGCCCGCCCTGTTTGTTTTTACAGCAGCAGGCGCAACAGGCATGATAGTACGAGGAGGGGAAACATCACCTCTGTTTGGGAAGACAGACTTTAAATCGACAGCTAAACTCATTACTTATCCCTCGCTACTGCTTTTGTTTTCTCTACTGTTCGCATAGCTCCTAGTCCTAACATACCCATCAAGACAGTTGTAAGCAAGGAGCTATCAACAGGAGGTACTATAAACCAGATGCCTAAGATTGGTGAAAGAATGGTAGAGTAGAATAAAGACAGTCCACATATCCAACCTATAGCAGGTCTCCATCCACTGACAAACAAAGACTTATGTGCTGCTTCTACCTTGTTGACTTCTAGTTGACCCTTGGCTAGTTCTTGAGCATGTCTTTCTGCCATAGTAGCTAGTTCAAAGGCAATGGCGTTCTTTTGGTCTTTATCTTCAATAAACTTATCTAAAAGTCCTGTTACTGGGCCAATCAAACTAGTTAAAATACTCATTTATTATACACCATTTCTAGTCAAAAGTCAAGGTAAATCTTTGTAACGTGCAGTAAAATGTTGAGTGGTGTCACTTTATAGCGCATATAACTGCTACCGTTTAGTTATCTTTTGCACCGTGTCTGACTCGTAGATGCGTAGACCTAGCCATATTATAGTAAACAAGGAAGCTACTGGGGGCAACCATGCTGCTAATGTGGCAAGGGCTGTAGACGCTGCTACTATATCCATCATGTCTTTGCTTGGTTCGTCCATGTTATCTTCCCAGTATTGTTAGTATTAAGTATACTGCTGACCCAAGGACTGGTATAGCCACAAGAGCAGTACAGATTATAGTAAAGAACTCTAATACGTGTTGCTTGTGTTTAGCACTTGCGTACTGTTTGTCTTTCTCGTCTTGTGTCCTTGCTCTCTTACAATCTGACTGAAACTTGAGCCAGTCATCATACATATTAGCTCGTCCTGCGTAGATCATAATCTCTCGTAGTTCTGTATCCTGGTCTTTTAGTGCCTCCAGTGCCATGAATGCTTCCATGTCACTCTTACTTCCACCGTTGTTTGCTTTCTTTGCTATGGTACTCTTTGAGTCAAAGTAACTTGTAACCTGCCCTGCTACTGAATGTAGTTCTTGTCCGTTTGTAATCGCGTTCTTGATTACGCCAAAGGCTGCATTAGCAATTGCTAGTTCCGCTAACATTTTAGCCTCCTCTATTAGAAGAAATTAAAATATACAAGTCAATAGCTCCTTGTAGAGCATCTTGTATTTCTTCTTCTGTCTGTCCTGTAGCTGTAGGCACTTCATAGTACAACTCTCCTAATGTAAAAGTAGCAAAGAGAACGTCACCATCCTGTCTTGTTCCGTAGTCGATCATGTAAACACCACCGTTTTAGTTGCGCCTACTGTAGTTCCCATAGCAGAAACAGAACTTACTACTTGCCAAGTCCAACTTGTTACAGACCCTTGGGTATAAGAAGCAGCAGTACGTTGATAAGCATAGCCCGCTATTGTCATGGTTGTCCAGTCTGCATTTGTCTGTGACCCGTTGATATACAAAATGGTTGTCATTGTCCCACCATTGCTGTTGTACATTGAGTCTATAGCGTCATAAAGCGCACCACTCTTGAAATTACACGTACCGTCAGTAATAGAACCGTGAATCCAAATATCCCTGTCAAAGCCGTATAGAGACAAAGTAGCCGCAGTGTCCAGTCCAACAGTAACTGTTTGTGTGTCTAGGGCAGCAGGCCCACGATCCCATACTTTATTAGCTCCTACGTACACACTGTTGATAGCAGTGCTGCCTATTTGTATGTCTGTAATGTTTGTGCTACCAACTAATATAGTCACGTTTATGTCCTAAAGTAAATAGTAGTCGCGTCTGTTCCTGTAGCGGCAGTAGAGACTGTGTAGCCTCCCCACTTAGCACCTAGCTCAACAATAGCTGCTGAATTGTTTTCAGTAAACAGCCTAGCGTCAGTTACGTTAACAGCTAGTTCACCTTGTACAAGATCACTTACTAAAGGAATAGCAGCAGCAGTCGAGCTATTCTTTGTTACGATTTTAGTTGCCATTATTTGTTTCCTTTATTTAGTAAAATTTGTTTATATCCTTTAAGGCGCAGTAGGCCAAGTGAAATTGGTAGGGAAACCCGTTTGACCTGAAATGTCTCGCAAGCCCGTGCGATAAGTAGCCCAAGAAGTTTTTGTGCTGCTATCTAGTGGGCTGTCAGGCATCTGCGTCCAGTCGCTAAGTATCAAAAGTTTATCGCGCACAGAGCGAACATATTGCTCAACTTCAGCTTGAGGTTTATTTTCTGCAACCATCGGTAGAGTCCATTGACCGTCTACCTGTGCAAACTGACCTTCGATTTTATTCTGGATTACTGAGTCAACATCTACATCTTGAATGACGTAGGGATAAACATCGTAACTCGCTAAAAGTTCATTAGAAATTATTTTAGGGAACGATGTGTATGGATTGTCACTGCGTAGTTTTTCCAGTGTGTATTTAGTCGGAGTACCGTTTGTAAGTTTAATGTGCATATAAAAAACCTTATCCTTCAAAAGTTGGGAACTAAGACTGCGTAACAAGCGGCAGGACTAAAGTTGACGTTATTACCTGAAATTACAGATGTCGTTGTAGCGGAATCTACGTTTGTAATAGAAGCCGCAGTATCGAGGTATCCAGACCGATACGCGTAGTTAGATGCTGTCATTGTCAAACTAGGATCACCGTTTGAGCCAACAGAGCAAATTACGATATTGGGTTTGTCGTAAGTAGATATGTCTATTGACCGATTTGATGCTCCGCTCTGAGTTGCTGTAAACGCAACAGTGACAGACGTAACGGGAGAACTAAATCTGTAAATAGATAACGCAGCATTATTATTACCTACAGCAATAGATGTTCCTTCGGAACCAGTTGCTATTCTATAGCCGATTGCCGAGCTTTCATAATAAGGGTAATACCACATTCCTGATGCGTGTGATACAACATTAGTAAAAGCAGAGTTAAGATAATTAGCAAAGGCATAGTGTCCGAGATGTGCAATCAGTAAATCCCCCGCTTGCAAGGTGGCGGGTAGTGGGACAGTGCTACCTTCAGCGAGTTGAATAAATGCGCCTGTAATGTCTCCACCCGCGCCACCCGCGCCTTGAGCCTTATGCCATAGCATTTAAGAACCATCTCCAACTAAAGCACCATACAACGTGGTTGAGACTTTCCAAATAGCTATGACTGTATATCCCGTAGTAGCAAGTGTAGGAGCCGCTGCGCCATTGTTTATCCAAGTCATTGTAGGCCAAGTAATAGTATGCGCTGTACCATCGTCTATCATAAGAGTAATAGCTTCACCTGCTGTAAAACCGTCAGAGTATGTTGTATTGCCAGACAGCGTGTGCGTCTGCACAGAGCCGTTGTCAGGCTCAAGGCTTGCTGAAGTTCCAGAAAGAGCATACACATCTTCTATAGCTGTACCGATAAACGTAGGCGATGTAAGTGTAGCCGCTGTAAGTGTAGCCGCTGTAAGTGTAGCCGATGTCAGCGTCTTGTTAGTAAGCGTCTGTGTCTCTGTGAGTGTAACAACACCAACGGTCATCCCTGCTGTTACTTTAGTTAGAGCCATTCTCTATCTCCTAGTAAGGTTTGTCTGCGTCTAATTGTTCTCTCAAGGCGTCAGGTATAGACCACGTTGTTTCGCCAGTTTCCTCTAGTTCGTGATAGCGTTCTCTTAGCATAATCAAAACGTGACCAACGTACCCTGCGTGTTCTCCTAGTAAGGCTGCATTAACTTGGCGAATTAAAGGAGCGTATTCTAAAATAGCGTTTTCACAATCGTTTGATAAACTCATAAGTTAATAGTCCTCAGTGTAGCTTCAGAAGCCGTTTGAGTAATATATTTAATGTCTACCCAGTTTGTATTATCGTTTGAGTTTTGAAGAGTCCAAGATGTCGCGTAATAGATACCTGTTCCGGGGTTTTGCCATTTCATACTCAAAACTTCTTGAGGACTCCCTAGATCATATACAATCCAGAGATCACCAACAAGGCCACTGAATTGGTAAGGATACCAATTATAATTACCATTATTTAAGAACACATTGGAAAGATATCGACCGGCTTGATTCTGACTTGCTGTAAGAGCAATGGTTGATCCTTTTTGAGTTCCTCCCCCATTTAGACTTGAGAATAGTTGCCACCCATCTAATGTTGGAGGTTGAGAAGTTGAAGCACTCGCAGCCACTTGATTCGTAATCCTCCAATATCTTGCAGTTAAAGAAGGTAATACTACGCTAACTGTAGCTGATGTACTGTGTAACTTTCCTGCGGACACACCTTCAACAACCACAGTTTGTGTGCCGCCTAAACTGAAGGGTGCTGCTAAAGTTAAAGTTCCTGCGTTGTCAGTGTTTAAAAAGAATGTTGAGCCTACTTTGGTATTAAAAGTAGGACTAGCATAGCTACTGTAGTTTCCAATAACAATTTCATTAACAGCAGAACTAGACAAGGTAGGCGTAGCGGAAATGTATTCAGGGCCGACACCTCCAGCACCCGCTGCTAACTTTGCGGCAGTGATTGCACCGTCAACTATCTTAGCCGTAGTAACAGCACCGTCAACTATCTTAGCCGTAGTAACAGCACCGTCAACTATCTTAGCTGTAGTGATACTGTTATCACTTGGAACGCCTACGCTAGTCACCGAAATTGCGGCACTCATAATCTCTATAGCAGTGCCGTTGGGCGGTGCGGTGCTAAAAGTAACTACGGCAGGGTCTGCGGCACTAACTGCATAAGTTGCTTTGTTTTGGTAGACACCATCAATATACACAAAGGTGTTGTTTTCCGCTGCTACGGCTGACAGACTGAACGTAAGGTCTGAGCCATCTCCCGTAAAGCTGTTTAGCGAGATATCCGCAGAACCACCGCCACCTCCACCGATCTCCCCCCATTCAGTAGTGTAGCCTTCAAAAGCTGCAAGGGTTGAATTATAACGGAGTTGCCCAGTCACAGGTGTTGGTCGTTCCGCTGTCGTGCCTACTGGCATCTTAACGGCTGTGCTACCCGTCACTGTGACAGAGTTAAAACTAGGGTCTGTGCCTATAGATGCTGCACTAGAAGCAGCAGCGGTAGCTGAGTTAGCAGACGCTGTAGCGGAACTAGCGGCAGCAGACGCTGACGAGGTTGCCCCAGACGCTGAAGAAGCTGCTCCTGTAGCTGAAGTAGATGCGTTGCCTTCTGATGTAGAAGCAGCACTTGCACTAGCTGAAGCCTCTGAAGCTTTGGTCGTGGCTGTAGAAGCCCCTGTAGAGGCCGTAGCTGCGCTTGTAGCGGCTTCTGCTGCTTTAGTAGTACCAGTGGCAGCACTAGCTGCTGCGTTGGTCTCAGCCGTCTCTGCGTTCGTTTCAGCAGTTTCTGCATTGGTCTCCGCAGTTTCTGCGTTGTTCTTTGCCGTGGTTGCTGATGTAGAACTAGCGGCTGCTGCTGTGGCTGATGCTGCTGCGGCTGTTGCTGATGCTGTTACACCTGATGCTGCTGCCGATGCTGCTGAAGCTGATGCTGTTGCTGATGTTGCGGAAGTGGCTGCTGCTGTTTTTGAACCGTCAGCGTTAACTGCACTAGAAGCAGATTCACTTGCTTTCGTAGTGGCTATGACAGCCTGTGCTGTGACTAATGATAACGTAGCGTCCGTAGTGGAATCACCCGCCCCACCATCACCTCTAAATATTGCCATGAATAGCTCCTGCGAAAACAAAAGAAAGGGGACTCCGAAGAAGCCCCCCCTGTTACTTTAGATTTACTTCACTGATAAAACAAAACCTGCTTCAGGACGCATTACTTGCGTACCGTACAGCGTGTCAGCAGTGTAGAGAGTGCCTAAGAACTCTTGCTTGTATTGCGTTTGTGAACGAATAGCTTGCTGCTCTGCGAGAACCATAGTATCTCGATGGATCAAGTAAGCACCACGACCTTTGGTAGCATCAGTAGGATCAGTAATTGGACAGTTAGATGTTACAAACACATCAACGCCATACAGATTACCAATCTTGCCAGTCTC